AGCGCGGCGTCACTGATCGTGTCACCCGCCGCCTGGACGCCCGGGTCCATCACCACGGCGGGCTGAACGGCCTGCGCCTTCACATCGGGCGCTTGGATACACTCCTGCGCCCACCGGAAACGAGTGTTATGCGCGGGCGTGCTCGGGGATTCCCCGGCGACGTAGGTCGCAAAGTGCAAGCAGGCGACCTTGATGCGGCCCCGGAACGCGAAATCGTTCATGAGTTGGGCGGACGAATCATAATCGAGCGGCCCCGGATAGTTGCTCTTGGGCAAGCCGGGGTTGGGTGTGGGTGTCATGGGTTCTCCTTTGAATTAAGCCAAAGTTAAAGTCGCTTGTCGCCATACGCCGTCGGCTCCGCGCATACGGAACACGAGCGACGTGTTCGAGGTTGAGTAAGCGTAGAACTGTCCGGTTGTCCCACCGAGTGAATCAAGTCCCGCGCTCGATGCCGCCTGAATAATAACGCCGCAGGTAGCGAGAGTGGAACAAATGAGCGGCGTCACCGCTGCGCCTGCGTTCCACAGCGTGACGACGAGCCTTCCCGCATTTGCCGCGCTCTCCGTGTATGCGCTAATGGCCCCAAGGCGGTTGTTGCTTCCGCCTATCGCCCAATTGCCGAAATCGTAGGCGCAAACGTAGCTGCTAACACCCGTCTGATTTCCGGCAACGCAGATTTCACCGGGCAGGCTTACCGACCCCACTGTCAAGTGGATCGCACTCAGCCCCACAGAACGAATTGGGGTTCCATCATTGCCGATGCCCACGTGCCCGGCATTGTGAACGCGCATACGCTCGGTGAACGCTGGAGCGGTCGGCGGCGTCACGATGGCGCTGGTAAAGAACGCGATTGCGCCGCTGCCGTCCGGCACACCTATCTGCACCGGGTATTCTTGCGTTGAACTATAGTGCGATTGAAGCTGTAAGATGCCGTTTCCGTTGGATTGAAAGAGAATTGATGGCGTTTCGGCGTAGGTTTTTGCGAGGGCGAAGGATGCCGCATTGCTCACGCCGAAGCCCGCCGCCGCGATGTTCTGTAGCCAAGGCGTCTGCGTTGCCGCGATAACCGCCGCCGGCGGCGCGCCGGTCAGCTTCGATGCGGCGAGTGAGCTTATCCACGCGGGATTCGCGTAGGTTTGTGTCGCATCCACGGCATTCGTGACCTGCGCCGCCGTATAGTCGCCCGCCGCCGCGACCACCGCGCCCGCGCGCGTGAAAACGCTCGAAACGCCCGTCGCCGGAGCGCCCGTAATCTTAGACCACGCGAGCGAAGTAATCCACGCCGGATTCGCATAGGAGCCGCTCGTGACCACGCCGCCCGCCGCCGTTATGAGCGCCGAAGTAAGCGCGAGCGAGAGTGTCACGTCCGCCGAGAGCGCGCCGCCGCCTGTTAAGCCTGAGCCAGCCAGCACTTGCCGCGTGGTCGGCACAAGCCCTGTAATGCTCACCACGCCCGTCGCGCGGTTAATCGAGAGCGGCGAATCGATCAAAGTACCCGCGTCGTTGTAGCGCGAGACGAGGAAATTCGATCCGGCGTTCGAGCCGGTTTCCGCGCTGCCGTCTTGCTGAACCACCCACCGATTGAGCGCGGGCGTGGCCGAATTCATCAGGTGAATTTCCGCCGATGTGTTACCCGGAGTCGGCGCGATGTGTACCGGCGAGGCCAAGCCGCCCGCCGCTGTGAGGTCAAGCACGACGTTTGAGAGCGTGTAGCCGCCGCCACTCACAGGGCCGCCCCACACCCGCAAATCGTTCGCGAGATTGTTCATGTCTGTCGCTTGCAGCTTGTCGGTCGGCGCGAAGTTATTGCGCGAGAGCCATCCCGTACTCGTGGGCGTGACTCCAAAATGCGTGACGTGCGGCGGCAACATGATCCCCTCCTCTGTCGATAAAGACTTTTACGCCGCTTTAAGATCCGGCTGCAATGCGCCATTGACCTTCATGGGCGGCGGCTCGGGCGCGAGCTCCATCTTCGACTCTTCCGGCGCGTTATAGATGAGCGCGGTGCCTTGGAGACGCGCATTCTCGTAGCGGTCCACAGCGCGAGCCATGAGCGCGGCCCGCACGAAGGCATTTTGCTTCTCGACGACGTTCTCGACCATCTTTCGCGCCCGCTCGATATCCATCGACAAAGCGCCGTACATAGCGAGAGCTTGTGTACGCTCCTGATCTAACTGCTGCGCCTGCATGATCTCTCGCTGCTCCAATTGGAATACTTTTTCCATGCCTTTTCTCCCTTAAACGATTTGAGTAATAATTCCGTTGGTGAAAGTGACGGTTCGCTGCACGTTGTTCTGATCGTTGATGTGAAACACTCCGCTTTGACCCGGTGAAGAACCGACGCTATAGCTCGCGGCAGTACAAATGTTGAAATTGGTATTGCGCTGAAAATCGATCACCTGCGTGCCGTTCAATTGATAGCTTCCGTTTGCACCCACGTTGAATCCTTGCGTGGATGTGACAAAGGTAAACGTGGGACTCGTCGGCAGTGGCATCGCCTTACCCATCCAACTTCCATCGGCGCCGATCACTTCGCCATAGCCGAGCACCCAAAACGATTTGCCTGAAATGCTCCCGTTTTGATCCGCGATGAAGAGCGCGTTGCCATTCACGTCCGCCGTGGTGATCGCGCCGTTTCCGCTCGATGCGCTGCCCGAGTTGATATAGACCGTGCGGTTGTAAGGCGAGTTGGAGCTGTACATCGCAAGCTCGCCCCAAAATACGCCGGGCGTATCGCTGCCAGAGCTTTGCCCGTTGAAGGTGACAAGCGAGACGAGCACCGGGTAGCTTTGAGATTGGGTGCCGCGCAGCACCAAGCCCCGGCTGATGAAGGTCGCGCCGAATAGATTCGAGGCGTTATCGACCTCGCGAATCACAAAGCCGGGGAACTGCCATGACGCGCTTGCCATACCCGCCGTCGTCCAGACCGAATTGCCGAATGTGACGCTGTAGTGCTGATTGGAAACTGTGCTTGAAACCGCCGGGTAGTCGATGTTGAACAGATAGACGTTGCGAATCTGTACCTGACTTCCGAGCGGGTTTGATCCATCCGGCGTGATTGAAAAACACCAATTGGAGATGTTCGAGCCGCCCGCCGCGAACTGCGTGAACCATGCGCCCTCGGTGATCCCCGGCGGCGAGCCGCCGAGGTTATCGCCTGGTTGTCCGCTCGCGACGTTGAGCTTCGCGCCGATGCGCCCTTTTTCAAGGCCCGTCGCATCGCGAATCGAGATGTAGGGGTACGTACTCCCGGCGTGATTCGCCGGTTGCCCGGTCGAGGGATCGGTCGTATAAGAATCGATGCCGCCTATCATCACGATTCCGGCGTTGTTGATCCAAACCGGCGCATGCAGCGGTGAATCCGCGCCCACATAAAGCTGCGCGAACCATGCGCCGTAAATCCCTGAGACGCCGCCTTGCCCCGCTTCGCCGGTCTGCGGCGTTGACACGCCCATCCATGCCACGAGCGCTCCACCCGCTTTCTTGACGGCGATTTGCCCGTTCAGGCCGCCGGTCTGCCCCGCGAAGCTCGTGGGAGCGCCGCCCACGATCAACTGATCGCCGACATAGATTTTCTGCGCGGCGAATTGCTGCGCTTGAAACGAGCCGCTCGTCGGCCAACTAAACTCCGAGCTAAACCATCCCGACCGCGCTGGGATCACGGCGCCCGCGCTCGGCACATAGGTGTAGTTGATGACCGGCGTGGTGCCGGGGATAAGCTGGTTGCGCTGCCCTTGCGGGTTGTCGCTCAAGATGTAGAACGCGACTGGCACGTTCGCGCCGATGTTGCCGAACGAGGGCATGGCGGGTGTGGTGAAGCTCGTCGCGCCCTTGGGCACTTTCCAATACACGGCGTTGTTGACTTGGCCGTTGATGACCATGGCAACCTCGGCCTGTCCGAAATTGTTGCTGGTCGGGTTTGTCCACGAGCCGACGGCGAAAGAAACCATTCCCACGCCATCTCCCGAAACGCTCGTAGTCGGCGTCACCGAGGTTGTGCCGAGCGTGACCAATGGGGCGTAATCCGTACCTGCGCCGCCTGGCCCGGGAGGTCCAAGGGTCCACGTCACCGTGGGCGAATGCAGCCCCGCGCCGTATTTGCTTGGGTCATCCGAAAGAACGCCGTTCACGTCTACGCTGATCGCGGCTACGGTCCAGGTTTGCGCCGGATTAGGGATGGTGGGAATTTGCAGCAGAAAGTGGGTATCGACATTCGATTGCTGCGAGGTCAACCGCACCGGAGGATTGGCGGCTATGCCGCCCACGGCGACTTTGTAGAGCACTACGCCCGCATAGCGCGCGCTGGTTGGTATATTCCATGCGAACGTTGATTGCGCAACAAATGAGCCGTCGAGTTGCCAGATATCCGTTGCTGTCGAGGATGCGGCGCCGTCTACCGTGAAGCTGGTCACATCCGGCGCCGGCGTGAACGTCGGCGTCCAGTAGTAATTCAAATTGGGCGTGATGGCCGGGTTCCAGGCGTTGAGCTGCCCCTGCTGGTTCTTGCTCACGAAGTAGAACGTGAGCGCCGTTTGCGGGCCCTGGAAATTGCCGATGATGGGCATCGGCGGCGTGGTGAAAGAGGTCGCGTTCTTGTCCGGCACGTCGTACCAGATCAGATGCGTCGCGTCGGGATCACTGTTGAATTGCAGCGCAATCTTGATCCCTCCCCAATTGTTGTTGGCCGGATTGGTGAGGTCGGGATTGACCCAGTTCGCCAGTTTGAAGGCGATCATCTGCGAGCCGTCGGCTGAGGTCGAGTTGATGGGCGTTACCGCGCAAGTGCCGAGCGTGATGTTGGGCGCATCGCCGCCTTGATTATTCGTCGTGGCCGGCCCGATGTTCCACACCTGCGTTGGTGAATGCGTGGGGCCATGCGGATCGTCATTCAACTGCCCGTTGTAGCCGACCGCGATCGCGGCGACGGTCCAGGCCTGCGGCACGTTCGGCCAGTTATTGACCGAGAGCGTACAGGCCGAGACGCTATCGCTTTGCTGCGGCCCGATCTGCATGGGCGGATTCAGGAAGGAACTGCCGATTTTGAAGACATAGAAGCGCACGCCCGCGAAACGCGCCGAATCCGGCGGGGTCCAGCTCGCATCGATTTGCGCGAGATCCGTGCCGTCGCCTAAAACCGTGTGCCGCGGATTGGCCAATACGAAGTTGGCGATGTCTGGTGTTGAAATCTGGCTCGGCGGCGGGTAGATGACCTCGACCTGCACCATCGGCGTCACGCCGGTGACGATGGTATTGGTTTTCCCGTTGACATCCTGGGAGCGGAAATAGACGTTGAAGGTACCGCCGCCGCCGACTGCATAGCCGCCGGTCAGATACTCGGCAAACGCGCGGCCTGTTACGGCGTCGATATCGCCCGAGGGCGCATTGGGGATGAAAGGCCCATCCACTCGTGAGGCGACAGTACCATCGGGGTTCAGATATTCGTAGGTGATTTGCACGCCCGCGAAATCGCTCAGGCCCGCAGGCAGCGGGATGGTGGGATCGGGCGGCAGATAGCTCTCGAGCAGCGTGTAGCATGGCGGCGGCGCTCCTCCGGTGTCCGGGGATACCTGATCAAAGTAATCGGTCACGTCAACCGTGCACTGGCTCACGAGCCAAGTAAACTCAACTCCGCTTTGATAAGCGCCCGGCTCGACGGGGATAGATACTTGAATGCTCGGCGTGGCGCCGGGAGCATTGGCGCGCACCAGATTCGGCGCGGTGTTGGGACCGTAAGCCGCGAAGTAAATGCGGATATTGCGCTGAATGTTCTTCGCGTCGACCAGGACCGCAACGGGCGAGGAGTCGTCGGTCGAATCGGTAACATGTATCGGCACCCAATCGCCACCCAGGTTCGACGTGCCGTCGAGCGCACTGGTCCCATCGAGTGGAATGGTCGATTCGCTCGATACATCGGGATCTTCGAGATAGACCGCCGCGCCGAGATAGTTGGTGGAATTAGCCGAGGCATTGCGCCTATAGGTAACATCGACCTCCCACTTGCCGTCCTGCCGCATCAAGGTCTTCTCGGAAACGATGGACACGGGCGGCGCTCCGGGGATATTTCCGCCGCCCCCGCCGCCGCCTCCTCCGGCCGAGGTTCCGGCGACGACCGCAAGCCCTCCGCCGGGCTTCTGGCGGCGCGGATTGATGGTAGCCAAGCGCTGCCAGAGCATTTGCCAGGTCGCCTTGCGCGGAATGATCGTCGGCGAATTGGCGCGCATGTCCGGCGAAGCGGCGCGCCCATTGAGGCTCATGGCAATCGCCTGCACCTGACAGCGCCAGCCCGGCATACCCGGAATCCAGGAGCCATCGATCTGCGACGTCAGCCAGGTGCCGTTGAGCGTCGAATCGAAGGGCGGTGCCAGATTCACCTTGAGCGCCTGGCCGGGCTGCCAGCCGGCCGAATCGGTGTAAAACGTGAGTGTCTGCGTCAGCAGGCCGTAACTCGCGAGCAGAGAATTGGCCCGGGCGATGGCGGCTGCGGGATCGTTCGCCACGGGATCAATGCTATATGCCTCTTCGATCAGCGCCTGATAAATGCCGCTCCCGCCTTCAACGGCCGCTCTCGCCTGCGCGAGCGAGGTATTCTCGACGCCGATGATATCCACGCCCAGGCGGTAGTAAGTGACGGCCGCGATCACGTTGTTCGGCAGCGCCGGCGTGCAGCTGATCGTATCGCTGCCTTCGGTCCAAATCCAGGTTCCAGTGCCCGAGCCCCCGCTCTGGAGCGTAGCGGTTTGGCTTGGGCCGGGGATACCGCCGGTAAGATTGCCGTTGTCCCAACTGAAGGCGGTGGAAGCTGCGGAAATCGCGATGTTGTTGCCATCCGCGCCTGGCGCCTTGGCGAAGACCGTTAAACCGCCGGCGCCGGAATAGGAAGCCACGCAAGTCGGATGAGGCAGTGTGGGCAGCGAGAAATCGTTTCCCGCGGCTACGTGCGGCGCTCCCGCGATGGCTTCGACTAGATTATTGGCGCAGGCATCCGCGGTACCTCCGATGAGTACCTGGTTGGAGCTGGTGTTGTCGAGCGTGGCGACGAAGATATAAACGATGCCATCGATCGTGACGGTATCGTTGGCCGCCGGCAAGCCGCTGAACATGCCATTGACTGCGGCGCGCGTCGGCCCGTCATTGCCGTTTGAAAGCGTATCCGTGGGCCAGCTAAATTCGTCGGGCTGGCAGGTGGTGGTGGTCGGAATCGTGTTGCCGCTGGTGCCGCTGATGATCGCCGTGACCGTAATAGTGTTGTTGTTCGACGTGGCGATACATTGCGGATTGGGAACGGTACCGTTTGAAAAATCCGTTCCCATGTTCGGGCCGCCGTTGATCGCCTCCGCCAGATTGCTCATGGTCCCGGCCGAATCGGACCCGATCAGCACTTCGTTCGGACTGAGATTATCGATCGCAGTCTTGACCGTGTAAGTGACGCTTCCCACCGTGATGGTGTCGCCGTCATTGAAGGCCAAGCTGCCGGCAGTGCCCATATTGGAAGCCGGCCCGCCCAAAATGGTTACCGCGGTGACCGTATCCACCCGGTTGCCAAGCGTGAAGCTGGTGGTGGTCCCGTCGCCCGTCATCAGGTCCGTATCCGTCGGCATGGCCTGCATATTGACGGTGATGTATTGCCGGGAGCGGAAATCCTGCTGCGCCGTGTCCCATTCAAGGGTGTCCCAGAGCACACCGGCGCCGGTCAACGGATCGCCGGTTAAATCAAAAGGCGCATTGACGCTCGTGGGTGCGCGGAAATAGAGCTTTTCCGTCGCCGGATCCACGCCCCAAACGAAGTTCGCGTCCGTCGCCAAATTGTTGAAGACATCGGTCACGACCTCATGGCGATATACTGCGCTCGGAACTACCGGCCCGGCATCGACCTGGCCCAGTATAATCGTCTCCCCAGGCAATGAGTTGAAGATAGCGGTAAAGATTGCGCCCGCAGTCTGATTGAAATAGGACTGCGGTTCAATGCGGTGTTTGTCCAGCAGGCGCTCGAAGCTCGCGCAGGTGCAAACATAAAGCGTTTCCTGCGTATTGCCTTCGTTGGTCTTTACGATTTCGGTAATGAGCCCGCCAAAAACGCGCTGGCCGGCCTGGTCGTAGAGGCCAATGGGATTGCCCACCAGCGGCGCATAGGTATCGCCGGCATGGACGCGGAGGGAAACGCTGGCCGTGCCGCGCTGGCCGCTGGCCACGGTGTATTTGGTCTGGCCGCCCTTGCCGCTATCCACGTTGTCGAGATAGCCGGCGCGGTTCACGCCTGCGATGACAACTCCTATAGCCATGATTAGGGTGAGAATGCGGGCGAGACGTTTTTCAGATAACTCGCCACGGCCTGCGCGGTCTGCTGTGGGCTTTGCGCGCCGTTGATGGTGATATTCACCGTGAGAGGCATGGTGGCCAATTTTTTAATGTTGGTATTGATGTTGTCGGTGTCGCTCAGGAGGCCGACCCAGGCATCGTGAATCCAGGTGTTGATATTCAACAAAGGCGTGGTATTGACGGCAATGATGTGCAGCCAGTCCTGCACGCCGCCGCCGCCCAGACCCCCGATGAACATCGCGGTTTCGCGGGTGTTGAGCTCGATCGAGCGCAGGATGTCGGTCTGATGCGCATTTTGGATGTCGCCGATGACGCCGGTGACGAAAGAGCCCACCGCGCCGATGGCGCCCACCATGCCCATCGCACCGGAGAGCGCGCCACCGACCGCGCTCGAAACTCCGCCACCCCCGCCTCCGCCGGGAAGGGGCAGGCCTGCTCCGCCTCCGCCTCCGCCTCCTCCGCCGCCTCCGCTAGGCCCGAAGATCTTGGTCCACATCCCGCCCAAATCCGAGAGCTTCGACATCAGCGCATCGATCCCCTGCTTGATGAGCTTGTTCAGGATCACGTCGAGCACGTCCTGCCCGAGCTTGGTGAAGGCCTGCGAAAGATTGCCGGTTTGCAAGATCACGTCACTGATGCCTTTGGCGAGGTCGCGGTCAATAGCCTGGCCAATTTCCTGGCCCATCGATTTGCCGGCGGTAGTGGCGGTCAGGAAATGCTCGCGCATCTGATCCGTGGCGCTAATCTGCGCCTGCGTCAGGACCGGCAGATTGCCCAGCTCGATTTCCGTACCTTGGATATCGGTTGTGAGCTCCTGTACGCTCACGCCTGCATTTTTGGCGGCTGTCTCTAGTTGCTTGTAGGCTTCTTCCACCTGACTGCCAGAAAGCGTGCCCCAATTCACGAGTTGGACATAAGCGGTCAGCAGATCCTGGTACTGCTGCTGGTTTTTGGTGGTCTGGTCCTGAAGCTTGACCATCGCATCGGTGACACCGCCCATCGCAGGCGGCACGTCGCCGATTTTGCCCGCAAGTTTATCCCAGTCGTCGATTTGCTTTTGGATGTTCTTGTCAACGTCCGCAGTGACCTTCTCGAGGCCCACGCCGTTCTGGAGGACGTAATCGTTCAGGATCTTCAACGCATCCGAGACTTGCGCGAAGCCGAGCGAGCCCTGGGCGCCGGCCTGGACCATCTCGGCCTGGAGCCGGATAAACTCGTCGTAGAGCTTGGAAACGTTGATACCCGCAGCAGCCTCGTTCCATTGCTCATCCAGGCCCGCGAAACCTCGCTGGAACTGATCGAAAGCCTTCTGGGCGCTGTCATCGAGGGTCTTGAAGGGATTGGTTTCTCCGATAAGGCCTAATTCTTTGAGCTGTGCAATCGTAGAAACCGTGGCGCTTGTAGTTTGTGTCAGCGTGTTTCCGAGGCCTGCTATGCGCGTTCGAAACTGCTCTACACTCTCTCCGGTCTGATCGGTTTTCTGCTTCTGATCCCAGAAACCCGCGCTCACTGCCGCCATGTGCTCGCGGATGTAGTCCAGCTCGGTGCCGATATCGGTGTTGTTTTTGTAGGCCCGGATCGCCGCTGCGGCCAGGGTTGCGGCTTCGGCCAGCGCCTTCCATTCTGCGACGAACTGCTGTAGCGGCGGGATGAAATCGGTCCACTTGATGCCCAGTCCGCCCGTTCCAGTCAATTCCTTGAGCGGAGAGAGAACCTCGGCAACCGTGGTTTTGAGAACCGAAAAAGCTCCCGCCGCCTCGACCACGGCGTCCGCCAGCGGTTTTACGAGGCCGGCCGCCTGGCCGATCAGGGGTATGAGCGGCTGGATGGCATTCAGCACCGTGATGATGGCTGGTGCTAAGGCGTTGCCCAATTCCTCGGCCGCGAACTCAAATTGCGTTTTTGCGTTCTGCCAAGTGCCCGCCAGATCGCCGGCGGTGGCTTGCGCGGTGCCCGCAAATTTTTGCAGAGCAAGATCCAATGCTTCAACGCGGTCAGCCACATCCATCGACTTGAAGAGGTTTTTAACCTGATCGTCAGCCACGCCCAGGACTTTCGCGAGATCATCCGTGGTTAGCCCAAGGCTAGCCAGCGTGCGCCCCATCGCATTGCCGGATAAACCGATCCGGTCGATGGTATCGGCAACGGTAGTAAAATCCGTTCCCAAAGCACGCGAGGCATCGGCTGCGGCCTGCAGGGTCGTCATCGTCTCTTCGGTCGAAAAGCCGAGTGCGGTCATGCGCTGCGCGGCTTGCGCGAGGGATGGGAAGCTCAATGCATCCGAGAGAGCTAGAGCCTTGAGGTCTTCGATCATCCCGGCCGCAACTTCGCCTGAACCCGTCAGCGCGGTAAGCGACGTTTCCACGCGCTGGACTGCGGCGTAGGTTTCCACTGCCTCAGTCACGAATTCCTTGAGGGTTTCGACAATTTGTTCGAGCCCGACATTGAATCCAGCAAATTCAGCCGCGAGATTCAGCGATTCCCCGAAGCCCTCAAAGGCGCCAGCGCCTTCGTGCGCGCCTTCTCCAGCCTGCTGAGCGGCTTGCCCGAGTCCTTCGACTTGCGGCGTAGCTTCACTAGCCGCCGCCCCCAATCCACCTGCATCTTGTGCAGCGGCAGTAAACGCCCCCGCGATCTCCTGCCCACCCGCCTGCGATGCGGCTACTGCGGCATCAATGGCCGCTTGCAAGTCCGACCAGTCGCCGATAATGTTTACATCGATATCGCCGATGCTCGCAGCTACCGACATTTACTTAATCCTCAGTGCCCACTCCGGCACGCCCTCGGTATCGCCCGGCCGCATTCGCCCCAACCGCGCATTGAGCATGGCCACTTCCGCCTGATCGCGGGCAGCTCGCGCGCGCGCCGTTATCCGCTCGGCTTTCCTTTGCGCGGTTTCGGGGGTGTCCGGCAGAAAGTCTTCCGAGGTCCAAGGCTGGCCATCTTTGCGTGTCATCCAAGCGTTGTGCAAATCCGCGCGATTCGCGGCCCACATTTCAAGCTGCTGCTGCTGGTAATGGTCGTAGCGTTCCCGCAAGGCCTCGAGCTCGCGCCAGGAAAGCATCCAGAGTCTTTCCGGAGTGATGCCCAAGCCCAAAGGAGCAGGCGCGGTCCACAGCGCCCACAGTCTCAACCAGTCCGGTTTTATTGAATCGGCGTTGGAACTGGATTCCCCGCCGCCGGCTCGCGGGCCGCCGACTCCCGCAGCTTGATCTCGACGGAGGGGTAGGCTTTTATCCAGGCTTCGGAGATGGCGCGGGCCACTTGGGTCATCTGCTCCATGTTCTCGAAGCAGGCCGCGAGCTCTCGCCACGGGATCTCGATTTGATGCCGAATGGTAGCCGATAACGCCTTGAGCAGCACCGTATAGTTGGCGCGCCCGGGGATTTGGGTGCCGGTGATCGGATCGACTTGCGGGGCCCATTCCTGGAACGCCTTCATGAGATCGTTTACGTTCACGCCCATGTCCTCGAGCTCGATCGCAGCCAGCGGCCCGAACTTGACGATGAAACTTCCCTTGCCGGGAATCTCGATAACCGGATATTTGATGGGCGGATATTGGCGTGGCTCGCTCCCGTTTTGTTCGCTCATGCGGCCTCCTAGCACAACGTTGGCGTGCCGGTGGTGCCGATCCCGCACGTCGCCTTGAATACATCCCCCACCTTGCCGGTGATCTGAAACGACGTCACATAGCCGTTGAACTGATCGAGCGGCGGCGTGGAGCCGGTGGGATAAGTTACCTGCCAGGCGGACAGAATGCGGTTCATCAGCAGATACCGCAGGCCCTCGGGCGGACCCGCGGCATTCATGTGGCTCGGCTCGTTCATGACCCAGAAGATCGAGAAGGTGACCTTACCCATGTCGAGCAGCGTGGGCACGCGCCGCACCCAGGTATCCGATACGTTCGTCACCAGCACTTCGGTGGCGGTGATCGGCACGGTCAGGTCGCTGATGTTGCACACCGGCGTATAGGTCGGCGGCGAAGCTGTGGCTGAGCCTACCGAGAGTAAAAGACCTGCTACCGATACGTGGTCGGCAATCGCGGATACACCGGCTGGCATAATTAAAATCTCCCTAAAGCAGTTGGTTGTCCCAGATCATCACGTCGAGCAAGCGCTGGTAAATCCCTGTGTCGGTCTGGATGAAAAAGCCGTCGCGTTCGAGCGTGATCTTGTTGGGATAAAGCGCCAGATTGGGCGTGCCGATGGCGTTGAACGTGTCGAGAAAGGTCTTGAGGGCGTTCTCGACATCGTAGGCCGCCTGGCAGCCGGATTCGCCCGGTCCGCCCCAAATGTTGAACTGCACGCGATTCTCGACCGGATTCTGCGCGCGCATGGTGTAGCCGTACTTCGGGATCGTCGAGATGATCTGCACCACCATCGCGGGAAAGCCGCTGCCCTGCAGGAGTTGCATGTTGTACCAGCGGAATGGATTGGTTCCCAGCAATCCCGAGAGGCCGGCATCGGCCGCCGCGGCAGTGCGGATCTTGTGCTTGAGCGGCGTCGTCATGCATACGGACTCCTGATGGCTGTCGAGATATTCGAGCGGAACAGATCCTTGATGTTTTCGCGCTGTTCGTCGAGAGCGGGCCGCATATACGGCTGGGCGGGCATGCCGGGCCAAGTCGGTGAGTAGGGCCCCTGGCCGGCGCCAGGCGACGATGCGCCGCGGATCCCCGTCCCGAATTCCACATAGCCGGCGTAATGCATCGTGGGCCCGATGCTCGCGCGGACGGTTTTGTCGAGCTGCTCCACCTCGACCATGATGGAATCCCGCAGAGCGCCCGTAGCCACTGGACACAGCCGCCGCGCGGCCTGCTGGATCATTTCGCCCGCCTGCCGCACCGTCTCCAGCACTACTGGCGAGATAACGACCTCGGTAAAGCGGCCCGAGTCGCCGCGCGGTGTCCACGTTGCCGTTGCCGAGATGCTCATATTGTGACCAGCCTCAGTTTCAGCCGCGTCTGCGAAAACTGCGAGTCGCGCTCGGCTCCGAGGATGTCGTACTCAACGCCGTCGACAATCGCGTGCCAGCCGATCTGGCCCCAGTTCAACCCGTCCAGTTGCGAGTAATAACCGTTCAGAAGCACATGCCGCAGGCTGACGCTCATGATTTCGGCGATGTTCTTGATCTCGGTCGCGGCGATGTTCCCCACCGATTCCGGCGCGTTCATGCAGGGAAGGTTCACTAGACCGGTCACATCGGCGTAGGTTCCGTCCGGCGCGCCGGAAACACCCAGGTTGCCGCTCGGTGCCTGGATGGTGCACACCGATTGCATCAAGCCGGCATCCTCGACCATCTTGGGCAGCGAGGCAAAATCGTAAGTGAGGCTCTGGTTCATGCCTGCTGCCGGTAGAGCATTTTCCAAAGCCGCTCCCGCATCCAGAAGCTGTCCTGTCCCATCTCCGCGACCGAGAAGTAGCCCGCAGAAGTTTCCTGATCGATGTAGCTCTGCGCCAGGTCTTTGAGTGCTTTCGAAGCGCTCTCGGGATTGACGCTGACATCGAGCACCTTGGTGACGACCACGCGCGCCTTGGTGGCGCTCAAACCGTTGAGCAGCATCGCGGCCGCGCGGCCGTAGCTGTAAACGTTGCCGGAGAGCGTGGGCGGATAGTAGCCGCTCAAGCCCACGATGATGTTCTGCGAGCTGTTGAGATTGAGCGCACCGTTGATCTCGTCGTCTTGAAAGATCGGATTGGCCGAGTCCGTATCGCCCACCATCAGGCGAATGATGGCGATGGTCGGAGCATTCGTCCAGTCGTAGGTAAAGGCCATGCATACCCGCTACTTTTTGTTGTGCTTGGCCTCCGTGTCGCGCTCGGGTTCCTTGGCCGCATGCGGAGTGCCACCTGGATGCGGACCGCCGGTGGAAGCTTCGGCCAGCAATGCGCCCGAGCCCGTTCCTTGGCTATAGACGGCCATTAAGGGGTCCAGTAAACACCCACCCTTCACCGTACGTATCTTGTAATGGATCGAATCTGTGTCGAAGTCTCCTTCCATAGGATTCGCATTTGCCGTGCCTGGCATCACGCCCGGTCCGGGCCCCATCTGTCCCTCGCCGATCGCCACCGCGTTGGGCAGCTTCATGAACAGCTCCGGCGTCTTGTGCCCGCGCAGGAAGCCCATCTCGATGGCCGGACGTCCCGACTCGGGATTGGCGAACAGATACCAGCCGGTGTTGCCATAAGTCGTGTCGACGATCGGCAGGTAGTAATTGACCGCCAGGCGCACGATGTTCTTGGCCCAGTTCATGGCGTGGAGCATCTGCGCGATCATCGGCGTAGTGCTGCCTTGAATCACCGTGCCGCCCTGGTCGGCCATGAACACGTAATCGGTGTTCAGGATGTTCTGAGCGACGGTCTTGAGCGACGGCGGCACCACCAGCGTCATGGCTTCGATCGAGATGGGATGGCCCGTGGTATCGACCTGCTTCATCATCACGATCATGGCCCGCTGTAACGAGTGAATCGAGAGCGCGGGTTGATCCGCGCCGGTGTCGCCGACCAGTGCGCCGGTGACGATGTTTTTGTTGGCGGCGCTGAAAAACGTCGAGTTGTTGGCGAACAAGGCGGTGCAGAAGTACTCCTCTTCGCGCCGGGCGCCGCGGCCAAATCTGGCCGGCGTGTCCTTGATGGCTTGGAGATCGTCGTTGACGAAGGTCTCCCAATAGAACGGCATGCGCTTGCCGCGCTTAAAGAGCTCGTACGTGTACGGCGCCGGGACGGCCAAAGAGTCCTCGGGATAGTTCGCGCCACGCTCCAGCGGGACCAGGCCGCCGAAAGCCGTGAGGGTGGGGTCTGTCGGCCCCAGCAGCCCGGTGCCGCCGTCGACGCGGAAGCGCTTCACGGGCCGGAAGTCGTTGACCTCGGCCTCGTGCGCGATCATATTCCAGGTGTAAGGCGTCTCGACGTAGTTGGCGAGCACGGCGCGGTCGATGACATCACCGAACAGGTTCGGGAAATCGCCGATCGACATCGCTTCTTGAAGATTCAGCAAGTCGCGCTTAGAGCCATTGAAGCCGCGATAGATCAAGCGTGCGGCTTCCGATAACCGCGATTCGTAGCGGCGCCGGCGCCAAACGTCGGAATAGACCTCGCGCACCCGGTGGGTCATATTGGCGAAGCCCGGCTCGTTGACGGTACGCGGCGCGCCGCTCCACTCGCCCAGCTCGGCTGAGGAAACGCGGCCGGGATTGAAGCCCTCATGCGCCGGATGGGTCGTCGCGGAAGGCAGGCCGGTAATGCGCGGGCTGAAGTCGCCCCAATTTTTCACTACATCGTCAAGTGGAGTCATTGTGGTTTCCTTTAGCTGATCCCGTCTTTCAAGCTGACCCGCACCATTCCCGTATTACCGGCCGTCAGGTTCGTCTCCGCCAGGCCCACCAGGAAGCCACCGGTAGCGGTGTTATTCAGCGTGTTGCCATAGCTGATTCCCGATGGAGCATCCGTGGTGCCGAGATGCACATAAATCGGCGTCCCTGGCGTGATGTTGGTCGCTACGGCGGCCACCGAGAGGTTGAAAGAGCCTTCCGTATCGAGCGTGAGATAACCGCTATTGGAGTAATACGGCGGCTTGGTGGTCATGTTCTGGCCGTCATTGGCGATGCCAATGAGGTTCGGTCCGGCCGCGGGCCCAAAGACCAGCACATCGCCGGGGGCGATCACGGCGGCACCCGGCATCTTGAGCTCAATGCCGGTGAGGCGTTCGCGGGTTTTATTGGCAGCCATTAGGCGGCCCTCCCTTCCTTGAAGATCCGGCGCATGCGTTTGCGCTCCATGCGCTGAGCTTCGCTCTGCTCGCCTTCGTTGATCTTTTTGCCCACGAAGACATCCGCGAGGCGGCTCATGGATTCATCAAACTGCTCTTCCCATGCCTTGCCATCGTCCTCGGTGAGCTTCTTAATCTCGGCCTCCGTCATGCGCGTGCCCATCGAAGCCACTCCGTTTCCGTAGCCGAGTTGCGCCAGAAAGCGCGCCTCTTCGATGGCTGCGCTTTCGACCAACTTGGCGAGAGCTTCGGTGTCGATTTTGCCGTCTTTGAAGGGCAGTAAAGGCGTAAGCCGCTCAGCGATGCGGCCGCGCGTGAGCGCAACGACATGCGGAGGCCCGGGCAGACGGATTCCGTTCAAGGCTTCGCTAATCGCTTGCGCGCCTTCCTTTTCCCGCACCATGCTTTCACGTAATGAGCGAATCTCATTCTTGAGCTCGCGTATGTCGGCTGCGTCCATACTTTCTCCTTCCAATGCGGACTCGAGCAGGAGCTTCCCGTCGCGTCCCGCTTTGGTGACTAAATCGATTGAATCGGCGCTCGTCAGCCGCTCGATCAGGCCCGGCTTACCGTCCGGCGCCTTGCGATTACCCTCGGCATAAAGGCCGCGCGCCCGGATCGAAACGCCAGTGAACGGCGCTTTCTCCTGCACTTGCTGGGCGTACTCGCTGAAGACCTTCGCCGGCGCATAGAGCGCGGCCCCGTCTTTTCCGTGCTCGTCCCAGTAGGCATCTCCGGTAGTAACAGCCGCGAGCTTCGACCAGTCGCCTTCCGGCCGCTCGGCTTCCTCCGCCGGCGTGGCGTGATTGATATACATCAGCGTGCCGCGCTTGAAGATCTGCGGGCCGTCGCGCTCGAGCACTTCCTTGGTGTAGTAGCCGGACGAGCCGCGGCCAGGCGAGATGATCTTGACGAGCGGGTTGACGGCGGTGGCTTCCTGGAATTGGTAACCGGCTTCGAAAGCCGCGGATTCGACCAGCCGCACGCCTTGACTGGCCCCTGGCCCCTGGCCCCTGGCCCCTTCTTCCTTGCTATCGCCGTCCTTGCCGTCTTTCTCTTCGTCCTGCCAGGATTGCGGCAAATGCTTATGCCAGCCCTTGCGCTTGGCGATCGCCTTGATGTTGCGCTTTAAGCTTCCGGCGCTCTGGCCGCCGGCCACGCCCCGGCCGATGGAGTGAACGGCGGCCATTACGTCGGAAGGACGCAGGATCGGAAAGGACCGGCCGGTGCCCGCAAAATCGGAAGTATCGGCCGCGTCTCTTTCCGATTTCGAAATGAAGCGCTCTCGAAGCGGTCGATACTTCCAGGTTAAGGAACCGGGGAATCGCTCGACGAATTTCTTCTTCCCTTCCGCCTCGCCCATGCCCTCGATACCGTCTTCGTCCGCTTCCTCGTCATAGACCGTACGCGGCAGCACGTCGACGGCGTTTTCTGTGTCGATCGAGTGCGTACGCTTGCCGGCATCAAAGCCGATCTCATAGGGCGCGCGGTAGTATTCGCCGTCTTTCTGGTACACCACATCGCCCGAATCGTCGTCGCCGAACACGTCGCAGATGTAGCAGCAGCAAGCGGGGTAGAGATCGTGAAGGCAATCGGCGAGGCCGCGCGAGATATCGGAGTGGGAGAGCTCTTCGCCGGCTTCCTGAAGGCTCAGGGCGAGAGCTTCATAGGCGGGGGATAATGGCAACTTGCAAATAAGCTTGCAAGATAACTTGTTTTCTGTCTAGTATGTTCATGTAAACGTGGCAAAGTTTAGGCGCACATGGAAGGGCCCGGTCCAAGGCTGTCCGATTACGCAGCCGCACGCCTCTAGAAGTTGCCTTTCCTGTCGCAGCGCCAAGTTGAGGCGCTATCGTGTCGATGGCAAATACAAGTGGACCTCAACAATCAAAACGCGAGCGCGAGCCGTCGTCAATATGCGAAAAAAGCGGGGAAGTCTTATCCCCGAATCTTGTCAGGATTGTGGCGCGGCCAAGGTGGAGGCTCATCATGAAGACTACTCAGAGCCGGATAAGGTCATTTGGCTTTGCCGCCAATGTCATCGATCCCGGCATTCACATATGAAACGTCCGGCAAAGATCCGCACATGCTGCTGGGAGGGTTGCGAGAATTTGCGCCTCGCGACCCGTACCTATTGCGACCATCATTGGGCCGAATATCAACGCGGCTATCGCATCGATGAGGAGTTGAAGAAATCTACCGCCGCGTTTTTGGATGGCGTGGACGCGTGCGTGCGCTACCTGCGCGAACAGGTCGGCGACCGAATGACGACCGGACGGCAAGCGGCGCAATTACTCGCCCGGATCGGGCAGGGTGAAACGCCGGAGCAGGCGCAACGCAGGCAGTTGATCGAGTCGATGAAAGCAGGATCATAAACAAACCAAAGGAGATGGCATGAAGACTTACCCGACAGATGTACTGCAGAACTACAACATCCAGGGCGCGGGGCCGCCCAATTACGGGCCGGTGGCGGATGAGAACTGGAAGATGTTTGCGCCGCTTGCCGACGCACAGGCGGGACTGGGCATGATTGAGGGCATCACGAATGAAGCCGTGATGGTCGATGCCAAAATCTACGGCGGGATGTATGCCCAATTCGCCTATCTGAATCCGTTGAGCTCCGATATCCGGGCCCGCATCGTGGTAGGCACGGCAACTGATTCCCAGGGCGAGATGGCGATCCTGGAGTACCCATCGGACATTTTTGACCGCGATACCACGCCCATGCCCTTTATCGATCAGTACAGCCCCGGGCAGCAGCACACACTGAAGATCCAGCGCATCACGCCCGAGCTCGGGCAGCTCTACTGGGCTGCGGCGTGAGGCGCGACCTGCGGGCAGCGTTCCTGCTTTATTCGGTGCTCGCGCTGTTTGTGCTCGTGGTGAGCGTAGCTACGCTGCGGTGTGCTGTTGAAGAAAACCGGGCTGCGCCCAACTCCACATCTGAAAGCGCGGCCCGGTGTATAGCGCCTGCGTCTCGCCGGCAATATCGGCCCGGACTTCCTGAACCTCCCGTTCGAGACGAGCATTCGCCTCGGCCAGGCGTGCGAACTGGACTCCGAGCAGCCAGACAATGATCAGAGCCAGAATGGTGGGAACGACAATCCCGGCCAGGATGACCACGCGGTCAGTCAATTAGAACAACACACCCGCGCGCTCAAAAGAACTGTCATCCGTGATATCCCACGAGAACACCGAGCCCGAGGTGCGGCACAGTGTCCAGGTGATATCGCTTGCTCCCAAGAAGTTGGCGGACTTGCAGGCGCCGATGGCGAAGTGGATGTCCAGTGTTTCTTCCGTGACCCGGTCGGTCTGACAGGTTACGTGGATCGTCTCGGGAATCACCAGATCAAAAAAGCACACGTTATGCCCGTTTTCAGCAAATACACGCGTGTCGCTGGTTTGAACGATGTGGCAACTATTCGATCCAGCGCAGCCTTGAGCCATGCTAAGACCTGCACTGGCAATAAGCATCGCGAGTAAAGGAAGAAAAGTTTTCATGGATGGGGGGGGCCTCCGTGCCCGCATCCATGATAGCTTGCTTCGGTGAAAACTTGATGGCTTTTTTAGCCGCAAGTTTGGCTTACGGCTTTTCCCTGCGCTGCCTAAGTGCGGCGAGAATGTCATCGAGGATAGCCTGCTGCCGCCTGGCCGTTTGAAGCAAAATGTTTACGTCATCGAAATGCTGGGCGTGTTCATCAAGTTCGCGGCGATGCTCATCATTGATGGCGCGCTGATGCTCCAGAGCGGTTACGACATCGTCGAGCATGCCCTGATGGATCTTGGCTGTCTCAAGGAGTGCGTCTACTTTCGTTCCGAGCTCGCGGAGCCACTCAGGCAGATGTCCGTTATTGTCGCTCAAGCGGTTTCTCCTCCGATGCGTGGCCGCTTGGCAATCCAATCCTGGATATCCCGAACTGAATATCTGACCGCTCGACCTAATTTCACATAGCGCGGCCCCTGCTTTCGCAGACGCATTTTTTGCAGCGTGGACACAGAAAGGCCGATCAGTTCACTGGCTTGCTGCTCTTGCAAAAACTGGTCGTTGCTGTTTCCTGGTATTGCCCTGACTTGCACTAATCCATTATGCCATGCCGATTAGCTGAAGATCAACGCCGCTTCCGCCGCCCCAACCGCCAGCTCCACCGTCGCGCGCGCCTCTTCTGCGATAAGATCCTTCTCGCCTTCCATCCGCGCCACCACATCCGGCGTAATGAGCCAATGCAGTTTACCCTTGGGCCGCCGCGCTTCATACAGCCGCACGCCTTCTGCTGGCTGCCGATCGCTCGCATACACGCGTACGCGCCGGTCGGCGCTTTCGATGACGCAAGTACAGTTCGGATGCAAGGGCGGCTCGTCCAGATCGCCGTCCGGCCCTTCGAAAACATCATCCATGTCGATCCAGCCGAGGTCCGCGGCATCCTCGCAGAAATCGCAATTTCCAGACTTCCCGCCGTCGCCGAGCACCAGGCGCTTCTGCGGCATTTCGTCGTAGTAGTATTCACCTTTGGCTTCAGTAGCGCGGCCAGTCGTTTCAAAGTGCGCCACAGCAGCGTGCGCGAAATGATGGTTCTCGCCGCTGCCGCCGGTCAGCAAGCCGAGGATAGTGCCGACGAGCGGCCCATGGCTCACTGCAATGACGTTATCGGCTTTGAGCCGCCGGCCCTGGCGCTGCATCTCGGCAAGCGCTTCCTCGGGCGTCGAATTGGGGTCGAGCTTGTGGCTGCGCGTGCGAGCGGCATCGAGCCGATCGGCTACGCGCTTGGCGGTCTGGATCGAGCGCCGCATGTTGGATTCCATCACCAGCGCGGAGCCGGAGGTCTGATGCTTGAGCCATTTGCCCATGAGCTTGGCTTGGGCTTTGCCGGTATCGGTGAGAGGCCGGGTCGGGTCGAGCTGCTCGCCCTCCTCGGCTTCCGCGTGGCGCATCAGATACAACTTCATGAGTGGGGCGAATCGTCCTCCTCTTCTTGGTCAAGCGTGTAGGATCCCGAAGATTCGCAGCAGATACAAGATCAGGATCAAAATGATCACCACGTTAATCAGCGTCTTGATCGGCGGCGGCAGCGGGACGTATTGCTGCACCAGCCATAGAATGACGCCCACGATTATCAGAACGATGACAACCTGAATGAGAAGCGCGATCATGGCGGCCTCCTATCCGAAAATCTGCTTGAGCCAGGCCGCTTTGCCGGGCGTCTTTTTGGGCACAACGTCGAAGCCTGCCGGCAATTGCGTCTCGACACCGGGCGGTTTGCGGTTGGCTTCAAAGCGGTCCTGGCGGGCCATCTCGCGCAGTTCCATCGCAGCCGCGCCGAGGCGCTTGCTGCTCAGGATATCCGCGATGCACTCGACGTTTTCTTCATCGCCGAGGAAGCACCAGGCGAGGACGGCGTGAGTCTGCGTGTGGATGACCTCGGCGAGGTTGCCGCGGCGCTCGATGCGGACGTTGGGCTTAGTGTCAGGCATACAGACATTCCGGATCATGCGATTCGCCTTGGAACACATCCGCTCCGCATTCGCAGCAGCATGGAACGGTGAAGATACTATCCTCTTCGTCCACGTCTCGCTCGCCTAGGCAATGCTCACAATTCTCCTGAGCGTCCCTATCGCCTGTATCGGTATCGTCAACGTCACCGTTGCAATAACACGCCTGGCCGCACTCTGGACAACTATGCATTAGTATTCATTAGCGCCGTCCATTTCCGATCAATTGCGCCCGCTCCCGAATCTCCCGCAGCACGCTCAGCGCTTCCTGCGCGGCCGCGCCCTTCTCCGGCGGCGGCGTCCCTTTCCCCGGCTCGCCCTTGCCCGGCGGCGGCATCGTCTGCGGCGCGGCTTGCGTGCGCTGATCCTCCACATCCGCTTTGGGATCGTAATCCGCGCCGTAAATCTTGTCGAGCAACTGGGTGCGGTTCTCGTAGCCCACTTCGGCCAGCATTCCATCGACGACCGTCCTCCGGTCGATCCCGCCTGCGTAGATGCCCTGCCGCCCGCCGTTGGTAGCGATATCCACCCAGGCCTGCACCATCGCGTGCACGTCGTGTTCGAGCACCGCCGGGAACTTGACAATGATCTGGATAGGCTGTGGCGCCGGGTTCTTCCCGCGGGCCTCGCGCATCTTTGTACCGGGCGTCTGTCCCGCCACCATCAGCACGTATTCGAGCACGCGTGTCAGCGTCTCCACCCAGCGCTGCTGGATCTCTCGAAACTTCAGCTCCGTCGGCCGGTCGAGCGAGACGGCCGTGGCGAGCGATCCCGTAGAGGCATCCCCAAAGAACGTCTCGGGCAACCCGGTGGCGGCAGCGGCCATGAGCAGAACCCGTCGTGCTTGCTCGGGCGCCGTTTGCGTGCCGGCCGTTTTGAACGGTGTGATCTTGTTGTCCGGTCCTGCGACATGTGCTGCTCCTACTGCAGGCGGCGGGTTGCGTTCGATTTGCGTGCCGCCGGCATCCGCAAAGGTCGTTGTGAGCAGAGCCTGATAAGCCGCGATCGCCGCGGGTCCGCCCTTGGTTTCGACATTCAGCGCGAAGCGCGCGAGCGACTTCTGCACGGTGGCCCAATCCTCAAGAAAGTCCTTGTACGCCCGCGCCCAGTCGATGGCCGCATAGATCGGCGGAACCGGCCAGCGCCACTTTGCCGGGGACCCGCCACCATGGACGCGATAAATCGGCATCTCCCAATTGACCGGCACATCGCCCAGCGATTGCGGCTTCTCTTTCGGATTCGAGAGCAGGTATTCAAGCGAGGGATACCAGGCTTTCTTCGCTTCGCCGGGCTGTGTGCCGCTGTGCGTTTGGATGTTTAACTGGTTCCAGTGCCGCAGGTAGTACCAGATGCGGCCGGTATCGTCGGGATCGCAGAGCACGTCCATGATTTCGAGCGGATCGATGGTCGATACTGTGATCTCGCCAGCGGCGTTGGCCGGCAGAGCGAAATACAGAGCGCCATCGGTCTGAATGGAGTTTTCGTCATTCGCGAGCGCAGTGTGGCTCAACTGCGCGGCATTGAGCTTCAAAAAATCCTGAATCGTTTCGTTGGCCGTCTCATCTTCAGCACGCATCTCGATGCCGCGGCCGAAGACGTACATGCGGCAGATTTCCGCGCCGCGCTTGATGATCGGGTTTTTCAGCGCGTAGAGGCGCGAGATGCGGATGAGCTGCTGCACGCCGTAGCGCGAGAATTCGAGCATGGCGAGCGTGGTTTCGCGAATCCAGCCGCGGTCTTCGAGAGCTAATTCGAGCTCCCACAGCCGCTCTCGCAACTCAACTGGAGTGTTGACGGGCACGGCCAGTGCGCCGGTTTCACGGATGCGCTCGTAGGCTTGCGGATTGACGCAGGCCAGCTCGGCTTCGCGCAAGACCAGCATTTCGTGCATGCGGAGGCGGAGCTGGTGGCGCTGGTATTGGAACTCTTCGGCGAGGAGGGAATCGGATTCGGAGGCCCGCGTGGCGGAACGGGCCTCCCGGATGGCGTCACCGGCGCGGGTCAGCAGCTCACGAACAGGCGAGAGGTTAAGAGCGCGGGTCGTGAGCCAGCCGCGGAGCGAGCGCATGCTGGCATGTTAGCAAGTTTGCCTGTTAGCGGAACGCCCTTCGAAAATCTTTTCTAGTCGCTGAAGTGCTTGCTCCACTTCTTCGCTGAAGGGCGGGCGTGCTCGTGCCTCTTGAATTAACCAAGCGGGCCAGCGCCCGGTTCGGTGGTAATACTCCATCGCGCGTGAGTACTTTGCTTGTTTTACGCGAGCTTCATAAGATAGTTGGCTCCATCCTGGCGGAGCATTTCTGATCACTGAAACTTCACCCGCATCTCTTTCCCGCACGGCCGGTACTCGATCCCGTCCGGTGCGATCTGGCGCACGATGGCGATCGCTTCGGCCTGGCCCGGCTCCTGAATGCGTGCGAGCACGAAGCCTTCGGGCTTCTGAAGCATCATGCACTCGTGTTTCAACAAGAGCTGCGCGATTTCATCGAGGATGTCGCCGGCGTCCGTCATGACTTCTTGGATAGCCTCCCGAGAAGCCAGCCGCTGATGAGGCCCGCGAAATAGATGGTGCCGATCAAGAACCAGTCCAGGCCGCTCATGGTTTCTCGTCCCGGCATTGATTACACAGGAGAACGCCGTGTGCATGATTCAGGTTGCCGAAAGTTTGCACGACGTGGCCGCACTCTAGTTCGACAATACGACCCGAACGCGTATTTGGAATCGGTTTCCATCGCACCATGCGCTTATGGAACGGCGTGTCACGCGGCTCCTCGTCGGGTTCAAGATAGGCGTCATGCCCAAGCGGAATCTTCATTGAACACCCGAATCAAAGCGATTGGCCTGTTCCCTCAGCAGCTTGATGATGTCGCGGCGATCGGCGCCGTTGGAAATGTAGTTGCATCGCCCACTCTTGTCCCCGTAGGGAAACACCAGCAGGACAAAGCCGGTCTTCCGGTCGTGCCCCCTCGCATCTCCATTGAAGGTTTCATCTAACACTCTGGCGATCGCATTCATCTGGACTCGATATTCGTCTTCAATCGGGGCATCTCCTAATTGGTGATCGCTCACAGCGCCATCTCCTCCCTGCAAAAATCGTCCCACTCCGTCGCCCGCTTCCAACTGATCGAGCTCTTGGCAACCTGCTCAATCCGATATCGCTCGGTGTTGCCGTTGTGTATCCCGGCAATGATACGCGGGTTTTCGGGAGCGATCCCAAGCGAGTCCACCTGGCGCAGCCATTCCCAGTCCTCGCCGCGTCGCAGCTCGGGGAACTTCACCCGCTCCCATACCTTCAGCCAGTAGCACATCGAATTGCCGAGGCAGTAGCTTATCAGGCCGTTCGAATACATCCAGGCTGTGCCGGTCTGCTCGTCCCAGAACAAGCCCGCGCGGTAGCCCACGCAATCGCGGTCGGATGCCTGAAGCGCCGCCACCTGCTCCGAGATGCGCTCGGCGTGCGACCAGTCGTCGTCGTCAAAGTGCACCGCGATCTTAGCGCCGGCGGAGACGGCGAGCTGCGCGGTCACATTGCGGTAGTAGCCGATCGTCTTGCCGGGTGCCGCGGCGTGCGTGATGATGCCGGGGCCAGCGTAGAGCGAACGGATCAGCTCGTCTTCCTGCGGGTCGTTCGATAGCAGGATCAGCACGCGGTTGGGATAGGTCTGCTCACGGAAGCTGCGCACAGCGCGCGGAAGCATGTGGAAGCGGCCGGCGGTGGGCATGAGGCAGGCGGCGAGGGGAGGGGTCATTACCACTTGAAACCAGCTACCGGGAATTCAAAGGCCTTTGAGCCGTTCTGATAAAACTCCGCCTCGATGTGAACCACCTTGGCCTTTCGCATTTGTTGCACAAAGCCGCCCACATCCTGAATGAATAGCAGCGTTGTCGAATAGTCGCTCGGTCCAACAGCGGAAAAACGTTGAATTGGTCCTTGATCAAAGCGAACATTAACGGCACAGCCTTGTACATGGCAAATAAATTGGCCTCGTTCGATTCCAATAATCACATCCGTCAAGGTAGTCTTATTGGTCCGGACGGCCAACATGCCATGCTGGGCGCCCTGATAGGGAAATCCGAAATTGACCGTATTGCCGGATAATACAGTTGCTGTAAATTTCTCACGGCCCATTTGGTCTGTATTCTGTTCATAATCCCAGCCGGGCTCGGCAGTCTCCTTGATCGCAACCGGCTCGTGCGTGGATGTCGGTGCACTGGCTTGCACATTTCGCTTGCCGCCGAATGCCGCAATCATTACCGCCATCGTGACCGCGATTCCAACCAGCACGAGCAGGATCGTGATTTTGGGTGAAGTGCGCCGATGATCATGGCCGGTAAATTGATACCGGCATCGCTCGCAGAATTTGACTTGCCGTGGAAATACCATGCGGCATCTTCGACATTCACTCATTGCCGTTGATAACCTCCGAAGTTCGCTGCTGCGGCATCACCGCGCACTTTCACCGCCCATACCATCGCGATAACCCATCCCACGAAGGTCCAGCCGGCTAAAAAATTGAGAGCAAAAATCGCGCCGGCATTGCGGTTGCCTTTGGCCCACAGCGCAGGCAAAAAGTAGATCGCTCCGCCTATTGCAATGAGTACAACAAGTACAACAAATATATCCATTCATTCCTCCGAAAAAATCCCCTTCGATTCGGGGTTACTCTTGTTCCTTCTTGGCCGTCCGCTGAAGCTCCCGCCGCAGCACACGCTCGATCCAGCGATGGACGAACATGCCGTCAGCTTTGGCCTGCGCCTTCACTTGCGCCCACAGCTCGCGGTCGATGTTGCGGATGTAGGCAACGGTCTCGTGGCGTTCCACTGGCATCAGCTTATTCATGCGGAGCACTTCCATACGTCATCGTTCGACCACCGGCGGATGAGTCCAGCGGTCCCGTTCTTCCAGCGTTGCGACCCGTTCGCGGATATTGCCGATGTCTGCCCGAATCTGTGATAGCTCCGCGCGAATCTCGAGAAGCTCAGCGCGGATGCTCTTCACCTCCATGAGGTTCCATAGCACTGCGCCCAATAGCGGCAGCGTTCCCATAAAAACAGCAAGCGCGAATTGCCAAACCTGAAGATTTATCACTGCTCAATCCGGTAGCACTGTTCGGTTTCGTTCCAGATCTGCTGGCGCGTCACCCACTGGCCATTTTCCCATTTATCGACCATTAACACCTTCGGTTGCGGTGGCCTACGCTGCGATCCTGCAAGCGATGCTTTGCGCCAGCCATCCAAAATCGCTCCGAAATCACCGGCTAACCCGCTCGCGTGGCTATTGAAGCCGCTATTCATGAATACGCTTGCCGGGATGCCTTTGTTCCGTTTTGTGTTGCTCATTTGTTATCTATCTTCCATCTTTATGCTAGCGCAATGCTAGCATGTTGTCAAGATGTATTGTGTGCTTGCAAACACGGGCGCTTTCCGGCACCCTAGGGTTAGGTACCGGCAACCGCCAACGGAGGGCAAAACACGGATGCAAAATCGCAAGACGGGGCATTTGAGAAGAGGGCAGGTATCGCCGGAGGAGCGCCAGATCCGGTATATGCGCCTGATTGTCCTGGACGGCTTCCAATACGAGATACCCAGGTCTATGGCCTTGTACATTCTCGACGGCAAGGACAAAGCCGAACGCCTTGCGGCATCATCCAAGGACAATTCCTGCGTCAGCTACTCGGGCATCTCCCGGGTTTGGCGTGAACAACGCTAGCGTCCTCGCTGCTCCATCATGCGCTCCCGCAGAATCCCGTTAATGCGGCCCTGATACCCGGCACCTTGCGATTTGAGCCAAGCCAGCACATCCGCGTCTAAGCGTAAGGCGATGGGTTTCTTGAGCGGCCGATAGTATTTGCCGACGATGGCGCCTTCCCAAGCCTCGGGCGGCAAGGTCGGGGCTTCCGGGTCCGCGCTATCTTGTGAAGGATCACGTTCGGCATAAGCTTTGCGAATGGCATCGGTAATCTTAAGCCGACGCTTCTTGGTAGAGACTTTCTTCATAACGGGTCACCTTTCGGGCGGTAATAAACCGCAGCCGGATGTGATGCTCATCGCTGCGATCCACGAAGATCACCGTCAGCAACAGTAAATCGCCGCTCCTGCCAATCGCCTGATAGCGCTGTTCACCATCTTCGGAAAAGTAGTAGTTTTCGATGACGATGTGACATGGATCGTCGAAGATTTGAATTGCCTGCTCGAAGGAGATTCCATGCAAGCGCCGATTTCTTTCGGCCTTCGTGGAATCCCAGCTATAGCTCACTTCCATCTATACTCTAGTGTATAGACAGAAATGTATAATGTCAATACCTCGAAATCACCACCGGCTCCATGAACGCCATCGCCACGGTCCGCTCCTCCGGCTCCACCACCAGGTCCGTCACCGCCCACACCAGCGCGTCCATCCGGTCCGGCGACCGCATGTCTGCATCCGGCGCCCACTCGCACATCTGCTGCTCGAGTTCCGCGAGCCGGCCGACATGATGCACCCGGCCCTGCTCGTACAACGCCGCCACCGGCTCCGCGCGCACCGCTTTGCCGCGGGAAGCACGCACCGCGCGAAACGCGACTTCCGGAGCAACGGCCCGGATGTTGGCTTCGACCAGATCGCCGCCGTTGTTCACCTCGCCCACGATCCGGTCAGCGCGCTGTGTCCGGTACGCCGTCACCGCAACCCGCGCCCAGCCGAGCGGCGTTTCCCGGCAGCTCAGGTCGTCGAGCACGATCACGTGATTCGCCCGGGTGAGCGCCGCCACGACGATGCCGGTCTCGGCGGAGTCTTCCTCATGCGACACCGCTGGATCGATTGCCACCACGATGCGAATGATCGCGGTCCAATCGACATCGTGGGAGCCGATGCGCGCCGCGTCGATCTGCTGTTGCTTCCACAATGCGCCGGGATGATCTTCCAAAATCTCGGCCATCAGCTCCTGCCGGCCGAGGCGCGTGCCTTCATAGCGCTTGATGATCGAGTCGAAGAACGCGACCGACAGATTGGCGCGGTTGTCGTAGGTGGTCGCGCGCGTCACCACGGTGTGCGGCTCGGCGAGAATTTCCTTGAGTACCGCGAGCGGTTTGGGTGTCGTCGTGATGATGCCGCGCGGATCGTCGCCCAAGCGCCAGCCGAATTGCAGGTTGTCCCAGGCTTCGCGCAGGTAGCGCCAGGCGGCGACCTCGTCGGCTGCGAAATGGCTGCACTGCGGGCCGCGCAAACGCTCAGGTTCATCCGCGCTGAATAGTTCGGCAACTGCCCCGGTGTGAAACTTAATCAGCCGCTTCGAAGGCTCGTATTCCGGACGCTGATGGCGCGGGAAGCAGTTGAGCAGACCGCTCTCGCCCAGGACCATCACGTTGCGCACGTCGGCCGCCGTCGGTCCCACCAGATGAATCCGCTTCGCGCCCTGCTCCACCCACTGCCGCACCGTTTCGCCGCCACATCTCGTCTTGCCGAAGCCGCGGCCGGCGAGCACCACCCAGATGCGCCAGTCTTTGCGCGCGTCGGCCGCGTCGTCCGAACCCGGCGGAAGCTGCGCGGGCCGCGCCCAGAAGCGCCAATCGTAAAGCAGCTCTTCAGCTTGCTTGGGCTTGATCGCTTTCAGAATTTGCTCCCGCTTCGAGACGGGCAGCCGCGCTAAGGATTCGGCCACGGAATAAGTCATAGGCTCGGTGTTCGATTTGGATCGGATCGCCGTTCGGTCCGCTGATAGCGTGCTCATAGCGCTCGCGGTATTTTTCCGGCGCTGCGCCTTTGAGCAGGAAAATGAGCAGCGTGTCGGAATATTCGCGGATGGTGACGCGCTTGCCCGCCACCGTCGTCGGTTTGTTAACGCCCTCGACGGCGCGCCGCCACGCTTCGTCTTCGAGCAGTTGCACGATGGCTTTGCGGGCCTTTTCGAATTGCGCCTTGTATTCCGGGTCACGATCAAGCCACTCGTAGTGATTCCTGCGATGCAGACCGACCACCTCGAAGGCTTTATCTATCCGGCCGACTTCCTGGTAGCGCATCAGCACGGCCATTTTGGTGGCCTTCAAGTGGCCCAGCTTTTTAGGACGTGCGATTACGCGACTCACTGCACCCACACTCCACCGGAGTAACGCCGGGTCGATCGAACATCTACCGGCGCTTCGGAATAGCGCTGACTCCAGATTTGGCGTAATCCGGCTACGCCCCGCCATTCAGCCCATTCCGTCACAGCCGCATTCACCAGCCAGCGCAATGCTTCCGCGTGCTGTTCGGCAGGCAAAACGCTCAAGAACAATCTGTCGATGTAACCCAAAATCACCTCATGATTCCGTTCCGGGTGGGATTCCGGATACAGGTGAATCAACTTCAAGCTTTCGCAAATTGCCTTCAATTCAGCGCTCATCCCGCCGCCTTCTTCGCCTGCTGAGGCGCCATCTTGGGCACAAAACCGAGCGCCTTGAGCTGGTGCTGGATCACGGTGCGCGCATAGGCCACCGGATCGTTGGCGCGCAAGATGCGCTCCTGAGCGTTGCGCATCGCTCCGGCGAAAGCATCCCAGACTGGGTTAGGCTCAGAACGGCCGCAGTCGTTTTCCGTGGTGCGCGACGGAAGAATCAGATCGCGGCTGGCTCGCCACAGAATGCCTTCAAAGCGCGAGAGTCCGGGCGGGGGTTCGGGCTCCGGTTCGGGCTCGGGGTCCGGCAAGCAAGCAGCAGCAGCTCCGTTCGCCGAAATTTCCGCGCGTGTTCGGTTGTAGGAAGAGCTGCTAGCTTGCTCTAGTGTAGTATCTGTTCTGTTCTGTTCTGTTGGCATTGCATCCGCATTTGCGATCGGATATGCATTCGCATATGCGTTAGCATGTCCATTCCAGCGTGCTTTAGCTGCTTTCACGGCAGCATCGTGAACGGCAACCGATTTCTTTCGTTCACGTTCCTGACGCGGATTGCGAAAGCGGCCATCGGCAGCCATCGGAAAGTTAGACGAGACTTCTTTCCAAAGTCGCCTGCATCTGCGGCGATCTTCCCCGAGAAGTTGCGCCGAAGTCTCGCCGAAGTCGGCCGGAAGTCCGTCGTTAACCCAAGCGTAATTTAAGAGCGTGACGAAAAATCCGATGCCTTCGAAGTCCAGCCGACGCACCCGCTCATCCGTGTCAAAATCTCCAGGGTACATAGAATAATAAGGCAGCCTCATCGCCTCCCTCACGCTGTTTTCTGCCGTCCTCCGAGACGCACATAGCGCACCTGCAGTTTGCTCTTCTCGTACCAATCGATGAAGCCTTCGAGCGAAGGCTCAAAATCGATGCTGGCGGTAATGACCACGGCGCCGCGGCGGCGCTCCCGCTCTTTCCATTCCCGCTGCCAGCGCGAAATGACGCCGCCTGGGCGCTTGCACTCGATCCAGAGGATGTTCGCCCAGCCGGGTAGCGCGTGATAGCGCAGCGCCAGGAGATCGGGCATGCCGCGTTCGCCCACCGAACGCTGCTTGCGCTCGGAGTAATTGAGTTCGAGGTGGCGGGTGTACCAGGAGTCGAGGGCGAGGTATTGGGCGATTTGCTCTTCGATGTGGGCTTCGAGCAGAAGCGATTTCATTGCTTGCGCTCCCTCAATTCCTCCTTCAATTTCCGGTATAACCAGCTCCATCGAATCGTCTCATGGCGCTTAATCTGTCCTTCGGCGGCGGCGAAGCGTGCTCGCATTAGCGGAGTCATAGGTGCACGGGTTATTTTGACCAGACGGCGGATTTTATGCAGTTTCATCGTGCCCTCAGAGCGGCCATCAATTCGGCTTGCTCGGCGGCGCTTAGATGCGCGCGGATAGATTTGGCAAAGCCGTTTACGGTCGCCGGATGCTGGATCATTACTGGCCGGAATCCAGCCATTACTGCTGCTGCGTTCGCCGATAGCTCGCCGACTTCCACTTTGCGCGCAAGGTCTGGACGGTCGCGCTTCAATCGGACGAGAACGCCAGTAGGACTCTCATGATGAAAGCCCCGCATATTATGCGTAGCTTTCTTTCCTCTTCCCCCCATCGCGCCCGCTTCCGCATGAGTCTTGGCTTCTGGCGTAAGCTCGCGAATAATCCGCAGCGCGATCTCCGCGTCTTCCTCGCCCTTATAAGCTGCACAAATGCGCTTTAAACCCTCCGCTCCTTCCGGAACATCCAGACCTTTGGGCCATTTTGCCCGCGCGAATTTATCAAAGTCTGAGTCAGCGTAATCGAATACCTTCCCGAAATCATCCGCATAATGCTGCCACGCTTTGGTTTCCAAGGCTTGCCGCAGAAAACGCGGACAGTTTCGGAAGGCGTCCGCGCCATAAGTCGCCGTGCGGGCGAGCTCGCGAACGATTTCCAGGTTCTTAATCGCCCGCGCATCCGGCCAGGGACATTTATCGGTATGCGGAATCGGCTTGATCAGCAAGGCGTTGTGTGAGCCACGCATATTTACGCTCCAATTCTTTAACCGGCGCCTGGGCTTGACGGCTGCCCCCCAGGGAAGCCATCCATTCGTTGTGTACCTTTTGAACTTCGACCGAAAGCAGTTTCGATAATTTGAAAGCCATCGCATTGCATTCACGCCTAAGCCTCTGCTCCTGTTCATATTCCGGCTCAGGACAGGGAGGAGACTTCTCGCTGCGTTCCTCGTGATCATGCAGGAACAATAAGGCCGCAATTTGTTCGTCATGGGCTTCCGTTATGCCCACGCGTTGACGCAGGTCTCTGGCATAGCTGATTTGATCGGCTGAAAAAGTCGCACCGGTCGAGATCGTGTCCGCATCCTCTGCCGCCGTTTCCAATACGTGAAACGTCCCGTTTTCCGTACGTTCACCCGGGGTTCGCTCCTGCGGCTGCCTCCTTTTCGGCTCTTCCAGCACATGCGCGATTTCATCTTCAATCTCTTGTGCCAGCGCCCGGAGTTCGGGATGATTCGGCAGAAAGACGAATGCTCGCTGGAGCTTCACGCCTTCGCTCATCCGCACCACGCGGCCCACGGCTTGCCGGAAAAAAAGCGGCGCCCGCCAATCCGTGGCATAGACCAAAACTGCCAGCCGATCGATATCCACACCCTCGCTAACCATGCGCACCGCGACCAGCCAGCGGCGATCCGACTCGCGAAAAGCGTCGATGCTGGTGGCCTCCTCATGGTCCGAGATCACAAGGTCCGCACGCTCGTTGGTTACGCTTTCGATGAGCCGCTTGTACCGCTCTGCCGCTTCACGGTCGGACGCAATGATAAGCCCGCCCGCATTGCGATGTCCCGCTTTCCGGCAATCCGAGAGTTTTTCGTTCGCCTGGCGGCACAGTGTCCGCATGTAATCGCCAGCCGGATTCAACAGCGCCCACATCCGCTCCCGGTCCAGCGATGGCGGCAGCTCGTCTAGAAGCGTGGCCTGCTGTTCCCCTTCGCACCCAATCCAATGAGCACTCCCGTCCTTCATGGGAAAATGCACCACCCGGCAAACCTTGTCACGGATGGCATCCGCATATCCATACGTGAAATCAGCAATACTTTGCCAAGTGTTCGGTTTATCGTCGACAGGTTCGTAGTGCACAAAGGGAATCCGCACACCGTCCGAGCGAAAGGGCGTGCCCGATAATCCCAGCCGGAATTCTGCGCCGCCAAAAGCGGTCTGCGCTGCTTCACCCCATGTACCTTCGCCCAGATGATGCTGCTCGTCGAAAATGACCGCCGTCGATTTCCTCGCGCATAACTGGCGGTGCATGTGTTGTTGAGAGGCAAGACTCTGATAAGTCACAACCAGGCCCTGATAAGTCGAGCTTTCCGGATGATCGCCGCTCCAGTTCGGATTTAGCGCAATCATTCCCGCCGCCTTTTTCGCCCACTGATATTTGAGCGCTTCCGTCGGCACTACCACTACCAGTCGCCGCGCCCGCCCTCGGAGCAGTTCCGCACTCGCCCGTATGGCCGCGTGAGTCTTGCCGGAACCCGGAGTCGCAGCCAGAAGATAATCCCGTATCTCCGGGCTGCGATTTTTGAAATGCGATAAAAACCTCTCTTGCCAATCGCGTATAGTCATATTGGATGTGCCTTTCTGCCGGTTACAGTCGGGGCAGAGCGCCTGCCCGTTGAAAACATCCGTGGGGCCGCCGGTCGCATATGCCTGTATGTGATCGGCGTTCCATCCTTGCATTAATTCGGCCCCGCATCGAGCGCAACACCCCTCCGCCTGAAGATACAGGGCCCGGCGTTCGCCAAGAGAAAAGAAACGTTTCACTCCCGCCCCCTAAAAAGCTGCGCCCCGGCGCGTGCGTACCCGTTCCCGCACGTGTGTACTTTACGAGTACAGAATCGTCCGAAACCAGACGTTTTAGCGCCCTTCGGGACTACTGGATTTGCTTGTAAGTGATTGAAAAGTGGTGCGCCCGGAGTGATTCGAACACCCGACCTTCTGGTTCGTAGCCAGATTTCCTCGCTGTATTTGTCTCGTCTTTCCAGTAACATCCAATCCACCTGTGTACTTTACGAGTACAGAATCGTCACGTTTTTCATCTTTAGTTCGGCCTCCCCTCCCCGAAAATCAATCCCGACATCCGCTCCAATGCCTCCCGCGCATCCGCGCTCGTGGTCTGGTCGTAATGCAGCGTCATCGCCGCGTTCGCATGCCCCATCAAGGCGCGCCGGTCCTCTACCCGCATCCCGCTCACCCCTCCGAGCGTCGAGAATGTGCGCCTCAAATCGTGCCAGCCGATCCGTGGAATGCCGAGCTCGGCAGCCGCCTTGCGAACGCGCCGCAACGCCGCGCCGGCATCGAGCGGCCGGGTTTGGTCACGCCCCGGAAACACCAGCCCGTCCGGAGCCGCTTGCGCCTGGCGCATCTTCCACTGGTTCAGAATCGCCAGCAAGTGCGAAGTCAACGGCACATTGCGTCGCCGCGTTTTGGTTTTAGTGCTGCCGAACTCCCGCCGATACCACTGCTCCCGCACTGCAACCGCAAATTCGGGGATCAACTCCCCGTCCACGATCGCTGCGGATTCGCTCAGATTCACCCGCTTCCAACGGAGAGCCGAGACTTCGGCGACATTCATAGATGTCATCGAAGCGCATGCTACCATCGTCCTCTCTGCCGGGTCGAGCGAACCGAGCAAACGCCGCAACTGGTCAAAGCCCAGTGCCTGCACAGTACGTCGCGCAGTGATCTCCGGCAGCCTTACCTTGGCCGCGGGATTCCTCCCGCTGAACCATTCAATGAATTCGGCGTATTCAAAGATAGTTCCTACCGTGGTCCTCAAATGCCGCGCGGTCTTCGGCGAATAGCCCCGCAGGATGGCTTCCCCAATGAGGCGCTGCACGTCCTCATGGCGCACGTCGCGCAAGCGCAGTGTGCCCAAACCACAGCGCCGCGGAACTTCAGGGGCCCGTTCGCCCCGCTTGACGCCCTTAAAGCTCGGGAGTTTTTCCGGAATGCCCCCAATGGCCAGCCGGAGCATCGTATCGTAGTGCACGCGGCCCGCTTTTTTCAACATCGCCACACGCTCCGGAACAAACTTGCGATCCACAAACTCCGCTACCGTCACAATCGATTGCGGCGTCCGCATGTTCTGGTCGAGACGCGATAAAAAATTGTCCCACCCGAAACGCCGCGCCTGCTTTTCGGTGAGCTTTAACGGTCCTTCCGCTGGACCAATCACTACCGGCTTCGACCATCCATACCGCGTGGAACCGTCCGGTAGCATCTGGTCCTCCCTCCAGCGCAACTTCCAATATCCCGCCTGGATATACAGGTTCCCCTTTTGCTGCAATCGTCTTCTCGCCATATCCTCGCTTTCATGCCGAAATTCATTCGGTATGAACCCGATTGTAGCAATTGGTTGCGGTTCGTGGCGTTTCATGTTATTCTGCGTTCTGTAAGATCTTATGCCCACCCAAAAAGCACCGTCCCGTATCACCGTGATGGAAATCCGTAAGGATCTCGGCTTAGGCCAACGGCGCGTCTATTTCATGCTGAAGAACAACATCATTCCGAATGTGCGTCTGGGCCGGTCCTGGATCGTTGCGCGCCACGCCTACGAACAATGGAAGCAAACCGCCGGCATGGGCAAATCCACTCCAGACCTTCCATAATCAAAATGTCCTCTCTCTGAAAACCAACCCGGAAGCGCAGAAAGCCAAAGAGGCCACCTCCCCCGAGACTGACCAACCTCGCTTTCTACGCTTCCGGCTCGAGACTCGCCACCTAATCGACGACGCTGCGAAAATCGCGCTCTTCGTCATATTCGCGTGCGATCATGACCTCTCCTTCCCATCCAGCCGGGAGCACGCTGATCGTCCCCTCCGGGTCGTGGTCCTCGTGCTGGATGGAAATTCCGCCCTCTTCGGAAACCCGCAAGAACGTGCGCCCGTCGATCTCGAACATTTCCGCGTTGGCTTCGTCGGCCATACAGATGCGGTGGGAATGTCCGGTCTTCTCCCCGAACGCGAATGGACGCAGCGGAATTCTCTTTGCGCCCGCCGGGATTTTTCCGGCGATGAATCCTACATCTCCTTGTCGTGCGGTAAGCATTGTTCTGGGACTTTCTCCTTACGTCTGCCAATCTGGTTGATATTCGGCGGGTTTCACATTAAACCGCCAACTTAAACCTTCGAGCGCTGTCCGTACATCCGGAGGCACACGCTCAAAATAGACGCTCCCCGTGCTTGGACAAGTGAGACGCATCATGCGAATCTCTACCGGATCTCCAGGAAGTTGGAGCGCGAGCAGAGTCGCGCCATGCTCAACGGCATGATCTACTTCATTAGCTCCAGCGTCGATCATGAAGCGATCGTTTCCATAGAGATTTCGCATGACGCGGCGAACTTCTGTGTTTTGTTCCTTGAGAATGCTGCCAACCGTGATTTTGTCGCGTTCTCCAATAATATTCGCGGGGACCCGTACACCATGCCATGCATAGATAGCCCATCCGTCTGGATACATGACCGCCGGGCTGGTTTCACAATGCAATCGTCCGCGGTCATCTCGAACGAGAATATGATGACGCTCTGAAACCCAACAAATGTGCTGGTGCGGGAGATACCAACCGGCAGTTTGCGCCTGCTCGAAATAGCCTGTCAGCTTTTCCGTTTGTGCTGTTAGACCGCATTGCTCCCGAAAGAATAAATAAAACGCCAGCCAGTTAGCGTCATGCTGTCCGTAACCGCTGTCCCGGACGCTGTCCCGGACGCTGGCCCCGACGCTGGCCCAGACGCTGTCCCAGACGCTGGCCCGGACGCTGTCCCAGACGCTGTCCCCCACGCTGTCCCGGACGCTGTCCCAGACGCTGGCCCCGACGCTGGCCCCGACGCTGGCCCGGACGCTGGCCCCGACGCTGGCCCGGACGCTGTCCCGGACGCTGTCCCCGACGCTGTCCCAGACGCTGTCCCCGACGCTGGCCCGGACGCTGGCCCGGACGCTGGCCCCGACGCTGGCCCCGACGCTGGCCCGGACGCTGTCCCGGACGCTGGCCCCGACGCGTTTATCGAGGATGATTGCGCGGGTTAAGCCCTGGGATAGAGGAGATCCACACCAGACGATCTTGCGGGGAATTTCCAAACCAGCAGATACATACATCTGCTTGATGGCCGCTTCCGCACGTGGCCTGTCGGCAGCATCTGTCGATAACCCAATCTTGATCCAACGATCACGATATTCCGCCAGCTTATCCGTTTGTTGTTTGTTCAGTGATTGTATTTTTTTCAGTGGCATATCCGTTTCCACCAGCAGGTCAGGCGCACCCACCAGCCCGGATGCCGGCGCCGGTAGTCAGCCTCCATCAGCACCCGCCGCACGTCGATGGAGACGATTGCCGCCGCCTGGCCCGCCAATCGTTCCGTGCGCGTCCAGTGGCGGGATTCGGATAGCTCCCTCATGTGTCCGCCTCGGGAGCTTCGTCGAATTCATCCCAGAATTCCGCCGCGTCGTTCTCTTCCGCCTCTTCCGTCGCGTCATAGTTGCGCCCACACCGGGTACAGAATAGGTCCCCTGAAGCGGTCACATAGGCGCGGTCGATTACGTCCACGGAATTCGCGGGTACGTCGAAGCAAATCAACCTGCCGCAGTCCTGGCAAGATTCCATGCGGCCATCATTCTCGTCGCAGAGGTCGCACATGGTCGATTGGCGGCCATTTTTCGAAGCGCCGCCGCGCTTCCATGAGCGCTTCCATGCCGCCCTTTTCCACTCGGGCCAGCACCTCAAGATTCGGCAAGCCCTCATCAATCGAAGCGACAACCTCCGCGCGGCTCGCCCGCCGCCCCTCGGCCCACCATTCGACAGATTCCGGTGTACCCATCGTGATGAGATAGGAACCCCTCTGGCCGGGATTTTCAAAGACCTCGTAAGCCCGGGTAATCCACAGCAGCGCAACACCCGGATTGCGGGCGATGCCGAAAGCCTGCTTCAGTTTGCTGTAGCCCACCTGTTCATCTTCCTGGCGCACCATGCGCGGATTCGACAGGAATGGGCAATTGCGCGCGCTCCATCGCCCGCATTCGAGATGGCAAGGCGGCTCAGAAGAAGTCCTGTTGACGCCGCACATGGGGCCAACAACGAAACAGAGGTTCACGCCCAAGCGCTCGCCGCATACCCAGCAGCGCCGCTCTTTGATCGCGCGCCGGAACTTCTCGGCATCCATCGCGCGAAATTCCGGCTTGCCATCCAGCCAGGCGACGAACCACGGCACGACATAGCCGCGTTCATCGATAGGAAGACTCTGCATGCGCACAGGAAGAGGCTCTCTGGTTTTAAGCATCACCGCACCATCAAGCTGTATTTGCCGATATTCAAATCGGCGCCTGCCACATCTTCGCCGCGCCCGATCGCTTCCTTGATCGCCCGCTTGTCGATGTCCACGCTTTTGAGCGCGCCCGCGGTTTCGTTCGGATGCTGGTCGACCAGGCCGTACCAGATCTCAAGCGGCATCTCCACCTTGACCGTCTTGTAGCGCGCCGGCACCGCCTCCGGGTTCCCGATTTCGACCGAAGCCGGATTGGCCCGCGCGCTCATCGTCGTGGTCTTGCCGATCAGCTTCTGGAATTTTCCCTTGAGGTCCGTGCCCTGTGCCAGGATGTAACCGAGCACATATTCCCGCACGCGATCCGCCGCCTTTTCGAAGACCTTTCCGCGGGCCCGGATGCGCTCGGCTTCCGATTTGCAGAACTCGGCCTGGGCCTCGCATTGCAGAATGAATTGCGCCACGCGCTCGCGCTTATCCTGCGCGGCCGCCAGCGACCGGGAGAGCTCCAGGTCAAACGCCTGTTGCTCGCCCGGCTCTACGGCGCCCTCGGTCTCAAGCAGCGCCGCCAGGTAGCCTTCGGCTTCGTACAGCGTCAGGGATTTCGATTCCGGCTCCAGTGTGCTAATCGGCATAGACCAGCTCCTCCGGAGTGATGCGCCGCGGCGGTTGCGGCTCTTTTTCAAATTCCACTGGTAGCGGCAGATCCCGCTGCGCATGCTCGACGTCTGCGCCCTTCAAATGTTCGATCGCCTTCCACAGCTCGAGAATTGTGCGCTTGGCGAAGGTGACTTTCGCGACTGGATCGCCCGCGGCGAAACGCTTCACGATGTCGTCGTAGATGCGCCGTCCCTCCTCGTTGCCCGCGAGCTCCTTCAGGTCGTGATAGAGGTTTGCTAGGGTCTGGGTGATGCGCTCCCGGCTCATGCCAATCGCGCGCCACATCTCGGCCACCGCCGGCGGGACCTGTTCTTCGGACCTGGTCTCGCGGCGCAACTCATTGAGCTTGCGATCGCGCACCGCCGCAGCCTTTTCTTCGGAGCCAACGCCCTGCTGCGGACCATCTTCGATGTCCTGCGTATAGAACTCGCTCGCCCCCGTGGCAATCAGCACCGCCGCCACCAGCGCCCGCTTCTGCGCCATCTTCTGGATGGTGTTGATCTGATCGGCGATATCGGGGTTGGGAATGCGCCCGACCTGCTGATTCTTGATTACCGGGTCGTCGTCCTGGTACGTCGCGCCGCAGCCGTTCTTTTTCTTCCAACAGAGCAATCCTCCGCCGTATTCTTCCTTGCCGGCAATGATCGCCTCCTGGCCGCATTTGGGGCACTTGCGCGCGCCCTGGCGCCAGCGGTACTTCGATTCCCAGGAGTTACAGGAGCCTTCGCCTACGCCGAGCACCCGGCCGCCCCGGTGCAGCCGCACCGAATAGCGAATGTAATAGAAGGCCTCCCCACCGTGCTGCGCACCAGTCCAATCCACTTCCTCGACCACCTGGTGAAACTCGGGCTCCAGGCCGAAGAAGCTGCACAGCTTCTCGGCTCCTGGCTTCAGCAGTGTGGGCTTAGTCCCGGTCCCCGGAATCACGCCGAAATCCTGGTCCTGAATCATGATCTTCCGCGTGAATTCGACCAGCATGCTGCGCCTTTGCAGCGCGGTTTCCATTGACATAACCGGCATGAAATCGGTGGATTGCACCGCAACTTCCTGCGGCTTTGCCGGGATTATTTCCATAGTTTGCGTTTCCATTTAATTACATAACCTCTCTTTTCTCACTCAAAATCTCATTTGCCACCGGCTTGCGTGTGTTTGCCGTTTGGCATATTCCAGCGCAATAGTAGTGCGCATCTCCCAAGTTCCAATCATCGACCGGCTCCTGGATCTTCTCGGCATGCGCTCTGCAGATAAGCTCGCCGCACTCCTCGCACATCACGGCGGCCAGTTCTCCGCACTTGCAGCGGAAGCAAACCGCGCAGAAGTGGAAGTACGGTCGCCCCTCCGGGCTGTGCTTGTGTGCCATGCAGAGCAAGGCGTTGCAGCTATCGCATTTCAAGAAATCCTCGGCATTGTGGCCGACTTCCGTGCAATCGTCGGCCGCGCAGCGAAACTCGAAATCGTCGGAACTTAGGCTCCGGCCGTTGGGTCCGCGGTGGCTGGTTAAGTCGAACGTAGTCATTAGTTCTTCTCCTTCTGGGCCTGCGCCAAAGCCGCGTCCAGGCTGCGTTCCACAAAGCTCTGAATCGATTGCCCGCGCGAGGCTAAAAACGTGCGGAGCTGCCGCTTTCGCTCTGGCGTTACGCGAAAAAGAATCTGCTCCGTTTTGCCAGCATCCTTTCGCGTTGTGCTATGCTTGCGGCTGTGTGTTGCTAACATTTAATCAAATGATAGCAAATGATAGCAAGTTGTGTCAAGAGGGTTTGCAGGAAAAAAGGGGAGAGGCACTATTGCGATGAAATCCAAGGAGAAACAAAAAAGGGAACAATTGATTCTGCGGCTTGATCCCAAACGCGCCCAGAAAGTGCGGCGTTGGGCCGTCGATCATATGACCAAGATCCAGCCCATGCTCGACCGGGGACTTGATTTGGTCATGCAAGATAAAGACCGGACGATTATTGTTGAGGCCAAATCTTCATCCGGTAAATACCCGAGTGGCATGCAAAAAAGTGAAACGGGAGAAACCAATTCGGCATATAATCTTCACAATGTCGAGTACCGGGAATGGGTGGAATGGGTAATCCTGGTATTAGATTCCGGCCATGAGGCTGCCATTGAACCTTTAGCGGGGAATATTAAAGGGTTTCTGTCAGACTTGGCGATGAATCAAATTGATGGAGTGATTGATGCCCCTAGTGAAGCTACCCCTGATTACGCAAGAGCAGCTCGAGCTGCTCGATACGCTCATCAACAGCTCAGACTCAAATTTGCGGCAAAGCGGCAGAAAGCACAGTCAAAAGATCCTGGCTAAATTACGTAAAGGCGTCCGAGTTGAGCCTGGTCCATGTTTTCCGGAACTTGATGGCGACCGGCTAAAAGTAATCCGCGATGGCAAATATTCGAATGGGGCTGCTTAGAAATCCGGGCCTCAATCCGATCCCCCCCCAGCTGCGCTATAGGAAATTCTGGATCGCCGTCTCGGTCGCCGTCTGCAGCGCGGCGTCACTGATCGTGTCACCCGCCGCCTGGACGCCCGGGTCCATCACCACGGCGGGCTGAACGGCCTGCGCCTTCACATCGGGCGCTTGGATACACTCCTGCGCCCACCGGAAACGA